GCTGATGAGATGCGTGAAGAATTACGTAGTTACATATCAGCCGTATATGGTCCATCTGCATGGAAAGAAATAGTACACCTAGAAGGCGTAATGAGAAAAGAACAGAAAGAAGCTGTTTACGCCGCCCAAGAAATGAAAGAAACTATTATCGCTTGGGTATTTGGCATTTTCTTAACGTTAGTAGCTTCAGCAATTATGGCTGGAATAATTTACGGATTAGGAATTTACGTCGGCCGTTGGTAGTTCAAAGTCTTGATTTCTTACATGTAATAGAATAGGAGCAGAATCAGTTGCTATGTCATCAGATTCTGTACCCCATGGAAACGTAATCAAGGCTGTGCTATTTGGTACAAACGCTTCGCATTTAAGACCCCAAGTTTGAATGTCATCTTCAAGCGATAATGATTTATATCCTTGCCAATGAAAAACATATGCCATCATTGGCCTTTCATCTGATAGCTCATGAATATTATTAGCCCAAACTTTACAAGGAACGCAATTATAATCTTCAGGTAATTTTAATTTGATTTGTTCTTTTAACATATCAAAAAAATCACTGTAGTCAAAGTTGATAATCATTTAAATCTCCATATCAATTATCTCTATAGTCAATATACCAATCACAAAAATTCTTTATTCCTTCTTTTATAGAAGTTTTTGGATTCCAACCAAGTTCTTGAAGTTTAGTAATATCTGACAATGTTTCTTTTGTTTCGGCCGGATACATAGGATGCATAACTTTTTTAAATTTATAATTGTAATTATTTTCAATCTCAGTTATAAAATCTAAAAGTTTAACCTGTTCTCCGCTTCCTATGCTATATATCTCTTTCATAGGATTATTAGTTTTTATTACTTCATCCATTATAAGTTTTATAGCATCTACTGCATCATCTATGTAGATTAAATCTCTTTTCATATCTCCTTCGTTATAAACATTGATCGGCTCATTAAACGTCATAGCATTAGAGAATTTAAAAAGAGCCATGTCAGGTCGGCCCCATGGACCATAGACACTCGATAATCTCATGCCTACATTTTTAAATATAGTAGATACTTTAAATTGTGATTCATTCGCCGCTGACGCATAGCCATAAGGACTTATAGACTTTTCGGCTTCAGGAGTAGAAGCATATAAAAGGTTTTGAATTGGCCATTGTTCGCATAACTCAATAAAATTATGAGTAGCTAAAATATTATTTTCAATATAAGGCTTTGCTTTGCCATAAGATTTTCTGACTCCTGAATGGCCTGCTAAATGGATCACAGTAGTAGGACGATAAGCACCAAACAGTGGTTCGATATTATGTCTAATACCAATATCGAAATTTTCTACAAAAATACCTTTTGACTTTAGAATATCGGAACGATGATGTTTTAAATCGGGCGCGTGAACAAAGTCATTAAAGTTGTCTATACAAACTACTTTATGGCCGTCTTCTTTTAGCGACAGTGCAAGATGAAATCCAATAAAACCAGCGCCGCCGGTAATCAATATAGTCAAGCTGGTTTATCTTTCATTTTCTTTAATGCAGCAAGAATATATTTTCTATGCTTGCTATATTCTTTTACGATTTGAGCAAATGTTTTTTCTTTTTTCATATCATGAACTCCGCTAAATTCGCTTTCTCTCTTTTCTTTTCTAATGCATCTGGTCGCCAAATTGTAGGATACATTGGTTTATCATTCTTATCCATCATATAATAACCAGATGCGTTTTTAAGACCTCGACCTGATCGATCAAGATTATTTAAAAATCTTACAAAAATACAAAGTGTATCTTCATGAGCCACGGCATTTGTGCCTAAATTTTCTGTAAGATCCGCAAGTGCAAGATCGTGATATTCTACTTGACTCATTCCCTTTGGTTTTCGAAACATTTGTTCGATTGCTTGACGGGCATTATTGCCACAATATAAACTACTATTCGGATCTACATATTGTGGATGGTATGTAGCAATATCTGCAATTGTCTGCGCATACGGAAAGTTCCAACGACGAATACCATTATCTATATTTTTTTGATTAAGTTTATCAGTTAAAGATTTCTGTTCAAGAGGTGGATTACCAGCATTATAATTTTCTCTAAGATGTTCTGTCAGTTCATCCATCAATTCTAAACCAAAACTCGTAATATGTTCAGGAAGATTCATACCTTTCTTTGGAGTAGGATTCTGATTACCAATAGTAGAAAACATTTTCTTACCGGCTTTTTTCCATTGCTTCATGAGATCTGCCATTTCATCTGCAGTTTCGTGTAGACCAAAATGACTTACAATACTATGATGATATCCATGCCATGGCTTACCTGCATAAAATCCTGATCCTGTACTACGATGCGTATAATAAGCAAAGACGTATTCGCGAAGTGTCCATTTATCGGTAACATAATTATGAATACGTTCTTGTACGTCTTTTGGTCTTTTCTTAAAAACTATTTGATTAGTGCCATGATTTAAATCTTGATTAACATTATTAAATCCTTCATACGTACGCGATACACAATTATATGCAGGAATATTCTGCATCAGTTCATCGTTAACGTTTTCATCAGCTTCAGGCCCAAGATAATCAACATCGCCAATTAAGCAATTCTCTTCAAGCCATTTAGAACGTGGCCAAAAATATTCTACATAACAATCGTAATTCGGTCTTCTTTCTAATTCCATCACATAAAGCTTTCTAATGTATTTTCACTTTCGCCCCAATTCATACGGCGATAAAACATAGGATTAAGATGTACAGATTGGGGTTTCTCCATTCTATCTATAGCAAATTTTTCTTCATCCATATCATACCAAGCCTGAGGCGCTTTTACTAATTTCATTCCGTATATTTTCATACAGCCTTCCATATTCCATGCGGCTTGCATTCTTTCACCTCTTGAACCCCAAAATGGTTTGCCTTTATAATAACCAGTTTTAGGTAATTTACGACCTTCAAATTCAATAGGCCATGGTACTGCATATTCTACTTCAATATCAAGACTTCTACCAAATTTACTATATGCGTCTACTAGTTCCCAAACGTTAGTTTCAACTCTACATAAATGATGACGCACATCAATATTGCCAAGAGATATAGTGACACCCTTATGATGTGGTTTAATATGAGATCTAATATATGCAAAGTCTTCTTTGATCTGACCAAACAATGTAGTTCCATCTTGTTTGACTACACTTGAATTCTTCGGTGCGTATGCACACACGTGACTATCGCCAATTGCTAACCATTCGTGTGGCAAATCACTGCCTACAAGAGATTTCGCTTCTGAAAGCTTCTCAGTTATGGCATCACACCAACCTTTGTCAGTTACGTCTTTTCGCTTCTTTAACTGCGCACCATAGTCAACTGGAGGACCGTCCAGTACGGTTATTGTTTCTGAAGCGAGTAAGTTATCGATCCAAACCTTATGAAGTTCTGTAAACCCACCCATAAAATTAATGGTACCACCAAAATTAGCACCAGGCAGAAGATAAACATCTTTATGCTTTCCATTCGTATGGTCAATAGGTACATCAAGATTTTCTGACCAAGTTCTGGCATAACCATAACTATGGCTTGATGTCTTCTTAGGTATTTTACTAAAGGTTCCTACTATCATTCTACAAACTCATAAAAAACGCCGGCTTCTGCAAAAAGTTCTGATGAATATGCAAACGATTCCATCCAATGATCTGGATATTCTGCTAATGGCATTATAACTTTTCTAATTCCTACTTGAATAATACCTTTTGCACAATCAGAGCAAACAGGTAATCCGTGAACATAAAGAGTTGCGCCATCAAGTGATACACCATTATATGTAGCATTGTATATGCAATTCATTTCAGCATGAACTACAAACTTATACTTGACATCTTTGTTTGCATATCGATCAAAACTATCGGAGATTCCTCTTGGAAACCCGTTATAGCCTTGAGCAAGCACTTGTCCTTTCGATCCTACAGCAATCGCACCGATTTTCGATGAAGGATCTTTAGACCAATTAGCTACTCCAGCTGCTAGCTTAAGATACCGCTTATCCCATTTATTTGACAAGATCAAAGTGCCTTTCGTATACGTGAAGATTTTGAACTTGCCACGTCATAACAGCAGGTTCAATAGCTCCGCCGCCATTCGCAGTACGTTCAAAACGTCTGAAATTATAATCATCGCATAGTTTTTGTACTATATGCATTTGCCATGCGTAATCATTCTTATATCCGAATACTACATCGTTCGATCGCATCTGAACTACAGCATGAAGCAAACCATCACGAATATAATAAGTAACGGCGTTGGTACAGATGAAATCATTTTTGCCGTTATCTTTATAATCAAGCCAAATATTAGGGCGATTATAAACCATAGTAGCACGTCTTCCATCAGGATTCTCCAGTAATTCTGTTAGCACATTGTCATACTGATTATTGTAAGTGTCACTAAAGATAAGCTTACCGTAATTAGAATTAATTTCACCATGTGCATTGGCGGCATATTTCCATGCGGCAGGAGGACCACGGTGATCGCCATAAATGTCATTGATATTAGTTGACATATTATGATACCATAATAATTCTTGATTAATATAGGCTTGATTTGGTACACCAAATATAGATTCTTCGGTTGCAAGAAAAGATGCGCCGATCATTTCAATAGTTTTAGCACCAGTTTTATCTATAGTGAATGCTTCATCTTTGAGTTCATCAATAAAAAATTGACGTACATCATTTACGCTATTTACTTTCATATCTATCATCCATGTCTTTGCCTTCTTCGTATGCGACACGAAGAATCATAAGTTGAGTTAAAGCGTGATCAAGATGAAGAAGACCAGATTCAGGATCAATATCTTCTTTATTCCAATATGCCATTAAGTGACGCTGAAGAGAAGAATAAGATCTACTCCACTCAGTCGTGTTTATATCATCACGCCAATTATTTTCACCATATTTCTTTGCACCAAATTCTAAAACTCGAGCTGCAGATTCAATAGCAAGAGTTGGTACAAGGTGAATCGGGGGTTTGCCATCATCATATTTCATAATTATATTCTATCATATTCTAAAGGATATGTAAACCTATTATTTTCATTGATGTGCTTTAATGCTTCTTTTGCATCAACATAATCTAGGATTTCATATTCAACTATTTGATTTTCTTCAAGAGGACCAGGCCATGATCTAGACCACATCCAAATTCCAAGCTGATCGATTTTACCAGCCTTAATTTGTTTTTGTATATATTCAGATACGTGAACACCAGACTTAGAATACATTTTATAGTCAACAGCTCCAAGCATCTCATGATATGTATCGTATTCATAACCATCATATAAAGTCTGAAACTTATCGACCTTTACTTGGTGGAATTCTACGAATTCAGAATCCCACCGAAAATATGGATTTGGCCTATTATCTTCGCTGATTTTTTTATCACGCTGAATAATAAAAGCTTTATCGACTTTAGCTTTAAAATGTGCCATTAATAATATTCTCTTATGTACACATCAAAGTGAGTGGCATTTTTAAATGGCGTGTCATGTGTATCACCATCCCTAGGACCACGAGGACGAATACGAAGACCTTTTGTATTATACTTTCTAAAGCCAAGACTTTTATTAAACCTATTGATAGTTTTATTTTCATTGCGAATCATTCGTTTTAAGTCTTGGATTTCGATACATCTATGCGTATCACAAGAAAAACGATAGTTATCAGATGAACGATTTTTATAACTTACGAATACCATATTATACTACCTCCTCGGTTACAATCACGCGGGGATTGTTCATTACGTTTTCAGTGTAAACCTTTGTTGCACCGTCATCAAACATGATAGTGTAAAGAGTTTCGCCATCTGCATCTTCGTGAATGCTTACGACTTCTCCTATAGCAAGATAGTTATCTGAGCCAAGATTTACATATTCGCGAATAATGCCATTTCCAACTTGATACATTGTTTTCTCCTTTTGATATAACCTTTATAACACGTTTAAAAAGCAATGTACACAAAAAAATGCGCCGAAGCGCATTTTAGTTTTGTTTGTAATCAATGGTTTAGAATTTTTTTAATTAAAAGTTAGCGACCATTTCTTGGGTAGCTGCCAACTCAGGATCAGAAACCAAACCATACTCAGCAAGAGGACTATCAGGACCAGCCATATCATCAGAAATAAAGAACTCAATGAACTCACGTAGTCCAGGAATAAAATCAATGTGTTCCATTTTTACATAAAACTGTAAAGGACGAGAGATGGGATATTCTCCTGAAGCAATAGTTTCAGTTGAAGGTGCAACTCCATTTACATTTGCGGCATAGATTGAATCTGTATTATTCAACAAGAATGATAGACCAAAAACACCAATACCTTCTGGGTTATTTTTCAAACGCTGTAACGTTTCAGTATAATCACCATCAATGTCAATGCTTACACCATCTGTACGAACTGCCATACATTCTCTTTCAGCTTTCTTTTTATCTCCACCATTCTGTTTAAAGAACATGTCATATGTACCAGCTGCTTTACAACCTGCTACCATAACCTTCTTGTCAAACACTTCACGTGTACCATGTTTGGTGCCTGGAATAAATGCTTTGATTGGACGATCTGGAAAGTTGGGATCTACTTCTTGCCAGTTTTGAGCATTTGATTTATCTGAAACTGCCAAATAAATATGCATCGGTGTAATATCTTCAAACCCCTTTGTTTCTAAGCGGCTAGCAAATACGATACCATCGTATCCGATACGAACTTCAACGGGTGCGCTTACACCATTTTCAGCACAACGGTCAATATCTGATTGCTTGATATGTGATGATGAGTTTGCTATATCAATAGTGTTTGTGCCAACACCTTCACATAATCTTTTACGACCAGCGCCTGAGCCACCTGACTCAATAATAGGTGTTGGGAAGTCAAAGTTTTCTCCAAATGCTTCTGCAACAATAGCTGCATAGGGTAGTACTGTAGATGATCCAGCAACATGCACTTGATCTCGTGCTAGGGCTGTTGTGACTGTGAGTGTGAGAGCTGTTACTGTACCGACTAATACGTTTTTCATTGAGTTTTCCTTTAGTGTTTCAACTAATGTTTCAAAGAACTGCCACTACGGTAGTCCGTTATTATATATCGAACATATTTTAAAGTAGTGTAACAGCTCTGTAAAACTTGCAAAAAAAAACTAAAAAAAATTAATTTAATTCATACCCACAATTAGGGCAACATACACAATTATCTTCTGGTGTACATTCTTTTACTAATTTTTGAATACTTTTGGCTTCTCTTACTAATGACTTCATAACAGATTTACGCCTATCAGATTTAGCCAAAGATAATTCTTTTTTTAAATCTCTTTTCAGTCTAGCTAGCTTTTCTTCGAATACCGGAATAAATGCTGTGGTTTTTACCATAATACTTACACAATACTTGGTAAATCGCCATAATTGCCTTCATGAGACGGTGGAGTCCAACCACTAGGCTTTAACAAATCGGGTAAACCAAAACGATTAGGCCGGCCAGGTTTTACACCAGGCGATTTAGCCATATTAGCATTATATACTTTATTCCATGCTTCATTAGCATCGACACCCATCACATCAAGAGTACCAATAGCAAATACGCACATATCAATAAGACCATCAACAACTTCCTCTGCATCAGAATTATTAATGGCAGATAGTGTTTCTTGATATTCTTCACCGATCATAAGCATACGAAACATAAGATATTTTTGCATTAGATCTTTGTCACCACGATTAGCTTGAAACCAATCATGTACACCAAACTTGTCGTGCATATCTTCAATATCGTTTACCCAATTATCACTCATTTTCATTTCCCTTTTTGAATGACCAAATTTCATTATCACTTTTTTCCCAAACGAGTGTATCACCAATTTGTAGATCAAGAGCTTCAAGTAATTCATCAGGGAACTCAAGAAAGAGTTCTCCATCAGAATCAGCTTGAACCATTATACCATATTTTTCACCCATATAACACGCCTATTTTTTTAATTCCTAATGCCCAATTTTCAGCTGCATCTTCGGCCCATCGCATTGATTTTCCGATATGATCTTCTTTGTAATACATTTTGCCGTTAGCATCAAAATACTTTATATAAAAATATTCTTCTTTTAAATCTACATGGATTTCGCAATACTTACCAGGTTCTTCATCAGACCAATATGTTGAGAGTTTTTTACCCATCACTCTGGCCTTCCTTCTTTAGAAATTCTCCAAGCGGCATAGTTGTTTTCAGTAGCATAAGCAGCTGCATCTTCATCATTTGCAAAAAATTCGTGGTCGCCTGCACTATCTGTCAACTGGTGTAAAAAAGTATAACTCATCTTATTGGCGTGTTCAGGCCACTTTGTAAATTCAGCCATGTGCTTTCTCCTTTAACTAATAAACGTATTTATGTTAGGATATATACCGCTAATTGATTTTGCTATCTCCCGCGCCAATTCCATGTGTTCTTTTTGGGTTCCATTTGCCGAACGTAACTCAACATAATGTATCCAGGAGCGAATAGTACCATTGACATAGAGACGACTAACCGTATTACCTTCTGGTAAAACAGCTCTTGCTTGTTCTTTTGCGATTCCATTTTCTATTGCCCATTTGTATGCTTGCTTAGCTTGCATAATTACCTTTAGTTGTTCTTCTTCCCAACGCTCTTGAATATACTGATCGTCGGTCTCTACAGAGTTTTGACGATTCTTAAGATCTTGTAATCGAGCATCTCGAACTACAAAGTCATCTCCGATATCTCGAATGTCAGCATATCTCTGAGAGAATTCTTGAAACGAAAATGATCTGTGACGAAGAAGCTGCCTTGCAATATCTCTTGTCGTTACAATCTCGATGCAAGCACTTGCCATTTCGAACGGTGACCAATGTTTGTGCTTGATTAAATAATTAAGAAGTTTAGGCGTAGTTTTTGTATTAGCTTGATTCGAAGGATTTGATACTCTGGCACAATACGCTATAAGATCCTGAATATTTTCAAGCCCCATAATTCCGGGTTCTCCACTATGCACATGTCGTACAGGTTGACTATGTGAAATTAAGCGTGCTTCCATTAACCTTGTCCTCGATTCTTTTTATAACTACGTTTTTTCGATTTATTCATAGAAGACATTTTGACATTACCTTTGCCGATGCTTGTCTTCTTTTTATTCGTGATACCTTTTAATGCCATAATTTACTCCAATTTAAAATCTTCAAATCTTTTATTCACTTCTGTCTTATCAAAAGCCGGTACGTCTTTAACTAATTCTATTGATGGATCATCTGTATCATACAATCTCATCTTCGATCGATTAACACCAATTACGAATCTCTTGTTAACATTCGGATCGTTATATCTATTCTTTAATTGCTTTACTAAGATTTGTCCATCTGCTTCAAGTTCTTCATTTGAGATGAGAGCGAACATGAGATCTGCGGTAGCGGGTAATCCAAAAGACTCGCTCGTATCTTCAAGCCCAACATCCGAGTTACTAAAACCAGAACGAGTCGTTTGTGTTGCAGATACGATCGGTACGTCAAACTCCACCGCAAGACCTCGTATCTCTTCAGCAATTGCTTTAATGTAGGAGTATGAGTTGATTGCACCGCCCATTCCTTTCATTCTACTTGATGCACAGATATTAAGATAATCAATATAGATGATATCTGGTACAAAATTACGTTTTAGTTTAAGCTCATTCATCAAAGCTCTAAAGTGATTCGTATGAGCTTGACCAGTAGGATATTCTTTTACAATAAGTTTACCATTTGTTTTTAGATTTTCTACACCTCGCATCAGTTGTTCTTTAGTGAGTGTATCTAATCTATCAATCGGAGTATCAAGTAAGTTCGCATCAATACGTTCAGCGATTCTTTCTTCGCTCATTTCCATAGTTATGTATAGTACATTTTTCCCAGCACTTAGACCAGCCGCAGCACAATGACACATAAACAAAGACTTGCCGACGCCAGTCCCAGCGAGAGCAATGTTAAGAGTTTTATTAGGAAGACCTCCTTTTGTAATTTTGTTGAAGAAATCCAAATCGAACGGAAGTCTTTCTTCTTGCTCATGATAGAAATCGTATCGCTCTTCGACATTCTCGATGTAGTCATGCCCGATATTGGTATCGAAGCTGACCGAGAGTGCTTTTGTAAGTATGTCAGGGAGCGAGTTCTTGGTAAGCGTGGAATGTTTGCCATCAATAATACTTATACTTTCCATGATTGCGTTATATACAGCACGATCTTGACACCATTTCTCAGTAGTATCCATAAGCCATTTTTCATCAATAGCTTCGGTGTCAAAGATCTGAGGAATAATCTCAACTGCGTGCTGATATTGTTCGTCATTGAATTTGTCAGACTGATCGACTTCAATCTTAAAGGATTCTGCTGTAGGCAGATTATTATATTTAGCGACATACTTAGCGATCTCTTTAAATAGAGTTTTGTATACGCCTTCAAAATATTCTGGTTTTACGAATGGCAAAACCTTTCGCATATAATTTTCATTCGTAAGAATATTACGAATAACTGTTTGTTCAATATTAGTATTCAAAATTTAACTTTCTAACTTATATTTTATATTTTTTTGTAGATGTACATATGGCAAATGTAGAGGAACTGCTTGAGATTTTTCATGATAGAAATCTAACCCTAAAGAATATCTGTG